TATATTTTCGCCTATTAAAGCATTTAAGTCATAGACTTGATTTGTATTAGCCGGATTGCTACTGCCTGTAATACTAATATAATTTCTTTTTACTTCATATTCTCCACCGACCAATGCTTCTGCGCCATATTGTTTGCTTAGTTGTACAACATAAGGCAACCCTGTACTTTTCATTGCCAACCCGGTTAAATTATCGTACTTACTTTGTGGTAAACCTTGTAATGATACTAAGTTATTTACGATATTAAATTCATTAATTACACGATTATATTCTAACGTAGCTTCTTCAAAACAAGCATAAAAATTGACATCAATCATTTCTATGTCAACAATCGGGTATCCAAGACGTTTTGCTGCCCACATCGCGCTGCTACTACAATCATTTTCAAATGTAGTCTCGCCTGATGTACAGGTTTCGTCTAGATAATAGCCGAATGGAACACTGCCGCTATTAACAGCACTTCCACTCCCAGGCCACCTCACTCTGTCTTGGTCCAAATTAGCACTCATTAATTATAAATATCTAAACAACAAAAATATACAGTTTATAATTTGTTAATTTACATATCATATTTTTAATTCGTTTTATCGGCGGCACCTTTCAATTTACTTAAAATTTTATTTAAATAATTCTTGATTTTATCTTTATAGATCTGTTTAGCAGTAATATTGTTTGGCTCTGTTGGCGCACGATCACCCCAATAGATTTTTTGTGTAAAATACTTATCTCCAAATCTTTCCCTCAATTCCTTGGTTCTTATTACAAATGTATCTTCCGGTCCCTTATTTTGTATTATACCCAATGCAAATGCGTCCTTTAACCTAAATCCCTTCATCTTTAATCCGGCGATTACACCCACGGGTTTACCTGTATCGGGATCAATCGGACGATCAACATCGTCTAAAAATCTTAAATCGGTTCTATCTGCATCAATTACTTTATAACCACGATAATATTCTGGTAATTCATCAAATATTGCAGAAATATTACCGCCTGACTTCAAATATTTTTCACATTCTATATTATTTTGTAAAGTTTCTTTTCTTGAAAAAGTCATATGTGGGTTTGAAGGATCTTCGAGACTTTGCATTGCCCATTTAAACACAGCTGTATAGTCATAAAATTTAACATCTGGATTTGCAAATTTCCAACTTTCCAATTTTTTATGAAAATCAATATCGCTCGTGCCGTTTAATCTAACTGCCAACTTTAAATTGTATTTATCAGCCACTTTTTTCAAAAACTCCATTTCAATTTGCAATCTTTCGATGAAGTCTTCAGGGCGCATTGGGTTCAATATTCTACCACGCTTGCCTTCTGGTCCGGGTCTACCTTTGCCATAAAATCTATCTATAATTTTTGGATCTGTAGGAATATTTTTCATCTCATCAGATGTCAATTTATCACCAAACAACCAACGAGTTTTTCTAGTTCTTGCTGCTAATTTTGCTTTTAGATATGCAGGGTTACCAGCAAAATTCAAACAACCAGCGTTACATTCTGGACTTTTCTTTGGACACACTTCATGACCCGATGAATCAGATGGAGCCAAATATAAAATTGCAGTCAAATATCCTTTGTCATCCAAGAAAGACTTCAGTGTTTTTGGATCGCTTAATACACTCAATAGTTTTAGTCTTCCTCGAGTGTCACGGATAATATTCTTCATTAATTCGGCCAGCTCATAACTAATAGGCTCCTTTTTGTTCGCTTCGGTCAAATATATATTCAAATTGTTATCGGCATCATTTATAGCTTCATATAGAGATTGATTTACGCAATTTTTACATTCACATACAAACGTATCTAGTGGGATAATACCGTCAGCAGTCAAACCCAAACTTTTATACATTTTTACTTCGTTTAATAAATCTATAAGTTTCATATGTGTTTTGTTATTTTTACTTTTAAATTACCGTTACCTTTTATTACACGGTGATATGTTTCTTTAGGTATAAATATTGTTTCTCTAAGTAATTGTGGTAGATTATTATCTAATTGAACTTGCCAATCCACATTTTCTATAACTTCTATTGTTCTATCTTCACGATCTATATGCCATTCTAATTCATGAGTATCTACATCAGCATCAAATTCTCTTATATACTGATTATTACCCAACAACTTTTCTGTGAACGGCAGATTCATTACCAGTACTTGCCTCTGCCTTTATTGCCTAAACTACGAATACGATGACTACGACAACTCCAATATCCAGCAGTCGTTCTATCTTTCTTTTGTGCACATTTATGTCTAGCAGCAAAACTCTTACGGCGAGCTTTACTACGACCTCTGACTCTCAAATTAGGATCTCCAAATGTTACTTTTTTAATTTTGCCACTTTTTGATTTTACATACACAGCATACTTCTTTGGTCCGCCTGGAGTTCTAATTGGTCTATTAAGAGTGACATTTCTACCCCGATGTTTAGCTTCCATCAAAATGTCTTCATCTACTTCAATAGGTGCATCCAAATAAACTTCTCTACCTTCGAAGAGTTCTTTTTTACCAAGATCACTTTCCACCAATTCAGCGTCTGGATCACATAATTCAATTTGGTTGTTGAGATATAAACTACGAACTTCTTCCAACAACTCAAAATAACTATCGCTATAAGTTCTAAAAATATTTTCACTTAATGGTATTTGTTTTTCAAGATGATATTTTAAATTATCACTAACAACTGCGTCTTGTGCAAGAGTCATGCCACACAACTCTTCATTATCCATTAAATCGTTAAATTTGATCATAGTTATAAATATTATCCATATTTATTAATTGATTTTAATTCTCCTACTAAAATCTTTTCTTGTGAATCTAAATTTTTATCTAATTCAACAAACACATCGTTTAATGTTACTTGAACATTAGCTCTTTTTTGAATGGTTTTTAAATTTTCAAGTGTATCCACAACCGTATCCAAAGTATCTTTGTACTTATTAAAGATAGGCAATTCAATATGATTACTAAATTGCAAAGCTTTCGGAGCAAGTCCTTTTAAAATATTAATGAACATGCCAACTATATGTTCGACTATTGAAAATATTGCACCTGCAATAGGATTCGTCGCTGCCAAAAATCTTAAAACCATAAAACACACTAAAAATATTAATATTCCTGTAACACCTATAGTTACAAATCTTTTTAATCCATACATTACTCCACCTAATCCCATCCAACTGTTCACCTCATCAACGGTTATTTGTAAAGCATCAGCTTTTTTAGCAACCTGAGAAGCTTGTATTTCAAGTCCTTTTATTTGAGCTTCGTATCTATCGTGTATTTCTTTTTGTTTATTTTGTAAATCTTGTATTAATACATCTTTTTCTTTTAATAATTTACCACCCTTTTCTTTTTCTTTTTCAATTTCACTGTTCAACAAATCCGTAATTTGTTTCATCTTGTTTAGTTCATCAACATTTGGATTGCCCGCAATACTTAATATTCTACTATTATAGTCTAAAGCAGTTTTAACTTGTACAGGCGGATTTGTTACAGCTTTCAAAGAATAATCTGTACCCGCCGCAAGTGTAGAAACAACTTGCAATTTTTCATCGTTATTTTTAGCCTTTTCTACTCTGGTTTCGGTCAAAGCGTCTTTTGTTTTTTGTATTTTATCTACATTCGGCGTTTTACAGCTGGTTAATACACTAAGAGATAAAACTGATAAAATAAAAATTTTCATATAATATAAATATCAAACATAATATAAAAACTTGTATTTTGACAAACATATGATATACTTGTTTTATGTCCGAGTATTTTGATCCCACATTAATTTACCTCAAAAGCATCAATAAGAATGTTGCAAAAACACTTATTGAAAAGAATCATTATACTCACAAATGGAGTCTATGTACAGTAGCTTATGGAGTTTATTACAAAGAATATATTGAGAGTACATTCTTTGGTGGATTTAACGAAAGATTAATAGGTGTATTGGTATATGGAAATGCCGTGGGTAGAAACGCCAGTACCAGTATATCACCACTACTTGTTAACAATAATGTGTTAGAATTAACAAGACTGTGGATTGCAGACGGTTACGGCAAGAATATAGAAAGTTATTGTATAGCTGAAAGTTTTAGATTACTCAATAAAGAACACCCCCACATAAAATGTATTTTAAGTTATGCTGATAGTGAAGTAGGACATAAAGGTACAATATACCAAGCTACGGGCTTTCTTTTTCAAGGAGACAATTATGTTGATGTAGCACTAATGCCCAACTATAGTGTTAGTTTAGATGGACCTCCAAATTATAAATGGATACACAGTAGAAGTGTATATGCTAAGTGGAAAACACACAGTGTAGATAAACTTAAAGAACGTATAGGTAGAACATTTTGGCGTAAACGTGAAAGTGGCAAGTATCGTTATATCAAATTTATTAGCAACAAAATAGAGAACAAGAAACTTGTCAAATCACTAAAACATAAAGTTCTTGATTACCCCAAAAATGCTTCATTCAAAGAAGAAGTTCAAGAAATAATTGTACAAAATAATAACCAATTTTTTGAATAAAAAACCCCAACTTTCGTTGGGGTTTTTGAGTTATTTTATTTCTACTAAGTATTATACGGTATCGAGATCACCGATTAATACTTTTCCATAGAACTCTGGGCGCACTACCTTCTTAGCGTAGCGGGTCATTACGCCTCTACGTGGTGTGAAGTTCACTGGATCATAGACCAATGGAGTTTGGATTAGTGGGATATAAGGAGCATATACAGCACCGGTTTCTAGGAAG